GACTCTCCTGCACTTTAAGTGCAGGAGAGTCAGAAGTTACTTGGGACAAAAGTATTAGAATTTTCTAGTGGATCTTGTTTTAAGTAGCAAGTCCCCATATAGTAAGTTCGCCTTATTTTTGGGCTTCATTTATCTAGTCACCCGTCCCTGGGTGCATTTCGAACAAAATTATTGTTCATACTGGCTTGATTGACCAGTATTATAGAAGTGAATTAATAGACAAATCACTTCATGTATTCTTATTTTTTGATATTGCCCTTAGTCTATTCGGCAAAGAAATATAGAATCATGAACGCGCTGGAGAGCGTCGATCTAAAATACTCGTGGCGCTGAAAAGCGCCGATCATAAATATTTAGTGTTATATTGGTGAAAATTAGTTATTATTGTAACGTATGACACAACAACCTATTTCCTATCACAGTACATCGTTCGAGGAATTGAAAAAATGAACGAGGTGCTAAAGTTGTAATCAACAACAGATACAGTATATGGTAGTACCAGAATTGTATGCTCATTATCCGTAGGGACACCTAAGCAGTGCTTTACGAAGAATTGTCAACGAATTAAATCTGTTGGTGCGTGTGTGACCGTATATTGTCACACAAACTGCCCACACGGGGAGAAATCACTCGGAATTTTTCCGATGTTATTATCCACGTGGAACCGTAGAATCGGGTACTTAGTCTATTTGAAAGAGCTAGCTCTTAGTAGTAAGTTAAAAACCTTTATGGTGAATAACCCCCGGTTCGCCTGTTGAACAAACAAACCCCCCCCTCGGTGGTTTGTTGTTCGCAGCGGTTGGCATTCATTTTATTAATCATGAATAGTCAACTTAGTGAACAGCAAACGAGCGCTTTTGGCGCACTATATGTTATTTTGGTACTATGCACTATGTGCATTTTACTTGTGTCATTTCTCGTAATGAGAAAGAGTGTAGTAAGCCATTCTGAAAAGCAGATGGCTCGGATGAAGTTCAAACGCAATAAGCGTTCTGAAAAGGTGGAAACGGAAAAGGCGGTGCGCAGAATCTTGCATAGTGATGTAAGAAAAACTGCAAAACATAAGAAGAGCACGGAGAATGTCATTCGCAGACTTCCCCTAGGTGCTAATTGCCTCAATTCACATGGTTGGATTGAGGACAAAAAATGGACAGCTATTCGTTCGTTAGCTTATCAGCATTGTGTAGATGATAAGAGTAAGAAATTTATTTCTGCTTTGTTTTTCTGCACTTTAACGTGTTGGCATGCGACTTCCGATATAGCTATTGTTTCTGCTATCATGCAATTTGTTAATTCAGAACTTTCTGGACGTGGAGGCGTTGTCGATGATATTTGGCAAATCCTTATGAAAATGAAAGGCGCAACTGATGTAGAAACATGTGATTTTGACACGTTGCGAAGCCACAGTTTGAAAGATAATTTGATGACTAACATTTCTATGTTGCGTTCCGATTGGAAGCAATTTAAGAATATGCCGTTGTTTAATGAATTCCATCATTTACTGTGTGCTTTAACTGTCTTTGGTTTATTGCCTCCAAAAAATACAGATGTTAACATTGGTAGTATTCGTCTTTTTAGTGTTCGCACACAAGATTTGACTATGAATGCTGCTGATGCTTTTGATGCTGTGTTTAATGTTGTCACGTACTTATTTGAAAGTGGTGTTTATGCCTTTTCCACAAAATCATTACGACCCTTCTTCTTTGAAGATAAGGAAGCTCTTGAAATTGATATGGAATACGTGCGTTTAGCACCTATGATAGATCACATCGTCACAGGTAATTTAGAAAGATTATACTCGAAAACTGATAAAGAATTAGAGGAAGAAATTTCTGATTTATTTGATCGATTGAAGAGATTGAGTAGTACTGTAAAAGGACCTATGAGACAAATTATTCTACGAAAAATGGAAAATGTTGCTCGTTGGTTAGACAAAGTGATTGATGCACGCATAGCATGCGGCTCACGCGAAGCACCATATTCACCTGTTATTGTGGGAGATTCCAATATTGGAAAAACTTCTCTTACTCAAGTTATAGCTCGTGAAATTGGTGTTCGTCAAGGTTTTAATACCACTGCTCGCTACCAATGTGTGATCCAAGGAAATGATAAATTCTGGACGTCTTACAAAGGTTACACCGAGGTCGTTATTTTAGATGATTTTGGTAATACCAAAGTAGATTATATGCAAGAAGACGAAGGTTCTAAGCAAATTATGATCAAGAATAATCAGATGTGTTATGCTCCTAAAGCTGATGTTAGCGAAAAGGGGCGTATATCTGTGCAGCCTAAATTGCTTCTAATCAATTCCAATGCAGAAACCATGTTGTCAGAGATGTCAGTTTGTCCTTATTCCCGTTATAGACGCGGTGATGTTTATATTCGCGCAGTTGTGCGAGATGAGTATGCACGTATTGTTAATGGCGAGAAAAAGAATGAGATTGATGCTATGAAAGTTCAGGAAATGCACGCGAGACGTGATGAAAACGGACAATATATGCTTAATGAACGTGGAATGGTTATCATTGACCTTCCCACTTTGCCTAATTTGTGGCACATTACATTGCAAAAACCGTATGAAATTAAAATGGCTGCTGTTCAAGACGACCCTAAGTCAACTACTAAACGGCGTATCGGAAGTGAAGAACCTCCACCAAGACCTCAATCGCGAAAAAGCGAGATGAATAGTACAATTGGATGGAAAAATGTTACTTACAAGAAGGATAATGAGCTTCGAGAAGCTGTTGATTTAACCATTTTTGAGGCTTTAGATGTTATTAACTCCGAGGCTAACACTTTTTATTCACTGCAAGCTGGTGTTGTCGATATGACGCACCGTATGGATAGTGACTATGTACTTTGTCCATGTGGTTGTGGTACAAGTTCTGTTTATTGCTCAAGCTTGAAGGCAATGTCGCCTTCTGACGTTTGTATGGAGAGTCACAGTTTGATGGATTTTGTCGGGTTTGCTCAACGAGAAGTCACTACACAAGTTGAAGATGTTAAGTTTTCTCTTTTGTCGTGGTTCAATAGAGTCATCCCTGCAAAGAAAGTTCAAAATCCTGCACAAAATATTGCCCAGTTGTTATTACGCTTTGTTTCAAGGTTTACACCAGTTTACTCTGAGATGATTATGCAGTTGGAAGAAACTATGTTAGATTTTTCAAATGCACAGTTGTTGCGTTTGTATCAGCAAGCAGTAAAGTGTTCGGCTTTCGATATTACTTTTTGGATTCCTGATGTTTTATATGACTCATGGCTTGTCCGCGATTTGGTGCATTGTATTATTGCAAAGCGCCAAGTTTTCGTAACATACAAGTATTTGTTGTATGGATTAGTTATTCCGAGTTTGGTTTCTGTCATTGGTAGTGTCATTTTGTTTTGGCACTATCCATTTATTATTTTCTCTATGTGTGTTTTGATTATTGCAGTAGACTGTTGTGTTTATCAACGGTTGATTGAAATGTCGAAGGATGCTTTAGCTAGAAGTATTGCCAAGCGCAATGAGAGTTTGTCTCCCGCGCTAAAGGCATTCAAGAAAACTTATTGTTCGTATATTTTTTACGGATTAGGTATTGCTGTATCAATTATGGCTATCTTGAAAGTTGCTAAGAGTTTACGAGAAATTTTGACAGTTGAATCTGGAAGTCTTTTACATCCCAATAGTGCTGATGATGTTACATCACGTGATGCGCTCCCTAATGAGTGGAGTGAAGCTACACGTGTGAATTGCATTCCTGGAACTGCGACAGCTGACCAAGTATTAGATCTTGCAAAGCGTAACACTTTCAGTGCAAGGGTTCATGGAACTACTGGAAATCGAGTTGATCGCACAGTTGTGCTTCATAACGGTTTATGTGTTTTGCCCAAGCATTCTTTTATTGGTATTGGTTCTTGTTTTAAACTTGAATTACGCAGAGATAATTGGAGAGTTGATATTCCTCTTGACGAAACTAACACTTGGTTACATCCTAGTAAGGACATAGCTTGTGTGTACAGTGCTCGGATTTACGGAAAGAATTTACTCAAACATATGCGTCAATCTGATATACGTGATACACGTTTGCCTTTCCAAGGTTCTAATATTATGTATTCCATTTTAAAATTGGATAACACATGGTATCAAGATTCTGCGGTTGGTTATTGGAATACACACATTCGCGCTACTGAGGGAGACTTTTGTGGTTGGCGATACAAGAGCACAATTGAGTCTCAACCTGGCTTCTGCGGGAGCCCAATGGTTGTTCAGACAGGTGAGGGATGGCGATTTGCTGGAATTCACCTAGCTGGAAAAGACTCCGAAGCAGCTTGTGGTAGTGTGTGTTTAGACGACTATCAAGCGGCTTGTGTTAAGTTTGCTATTTTACCAGATATAGCGGATGAAGGAGCCATTTCCAATACTGTTATTGGTCAGCATAACGCTGTGAAATTAGATGCACCGATGGATGATTCATCGCCATTGAAATGGCGGGAAGGTGATATTAATTACGTTCATTTGGGCTCAGCTGGAGCTACATCAAAATTTTACTCGTCTGTTGAACCTAGTTTGATTGCAGAAACTGTCGAAGAAGTTACTGGCGTCAAGAATAACTATGGTCCACCAATGACCAATCCATGGTACCAACCATATCATTTAGATTTGGATAAGCGTGCAGATCAACCTTTGGGTTTTGGAATTAGCGAGATTACTATTGCGCGTCAGGATTATGTTCGTGTGTTGTCAAAGACATATAACGAGATGCATCCTGATGTACGTTCTCGTTTAGTTCATCGTCCTTTGGACAACGTTGAAATCATGTTTGGAATTGACGGTTTAAAGTTTGTTGATCGTATGAATTTTGCTACATCGCTTGGATTTCCATATACAGGTTCTAAAAAGAAAGCTTGTATTTTGGATGGTAGTGATGTACCCGTTGATTTTGAACCATGGGTGTGGGAAGAAGTTGCGAAAGTTGAACAGATGCTATTGCACGGACAACGCGCTAATCAACCCTTTAAAACATCCTTGAAAGATGAGATCACAAAGCAATATAAAGATGATGGTGAACGTAATACGAAAGTTCGCGTGTTTACATGCGCACCTATCACTTTGCAAATTCTGATTAGAAAATATTTTCTGCCAGTTGCAGCTTTCATGTCACGGTTTCCGTTGAGAAGTGAGCAAGCAGTTGGTATTAATGCATCTGGTCCGGATTTCCATGAACTCGTAGAATATCTTAAGGTTTATGGTGACAAGGTTGGTTATGTCGCTGGGGATTTCTCCAAGTATGATCTTGGTATGTCACCGGATGTTATCTTGGCAGCTTTTGGGTGCATGATTGACATTGCTCGTCTTATGAAATATGAAGAGCGAGACTTGTTTCTTATGCAGATGATTGCTAACGAGGTTGCTAATCCAGTGATTGCTTACCATGGAGAACTTATCCGCATGTCTGGTAGCAACCCTTCGGGGCAGAATATGACTGTTTACATTAATGGAATTGTGAATGCAATTTACCATCGATGTGTCTACAATCGTGTTATAAAAGACAAATCACTGTTGTTTGAAGATAACGTTCGCGTGACTTTTTACGGTGATGATAGTCTTTTTGCTCCGAGTGAACAAGTAAGTGAACATTTTCATTTTAACACACTTTCCCGAGAATTTGCCCGAGTTGGTATTAAATACACTCCTGCCGATAAATCGGATAGTGCCCCTGATTTTGTTACTCTTGAAAATGTTGACTTTTTAAAGCGTACTCCCATTTATAATTCTGATTTGAAAATGTACTTGGGCGCTTTATCAAGAGAGTCAATTTTGAAATCCTTATTTTGCTCTGCGAGTGATACACTTCCTCCCAATATTGCATCTGGAGTTAATTTAGATGGCAGTATTCGTGAGATGTTTAATCATGGGCGCGGGCCCTATGAGGAATGGCGAGAAAAAGTCCAGATTATTGCGTCTCGACACAATTTAGGTGCGTTTGTTAACAACCTTAATGTGTCATATGAGAGCTATCTGGCAAATTTTGTACGTAAGTACTGCCCCGAGCCTGAATCTCTATAAACTTGTCATAAACGCGGACTGCCTCGCGTTGTGTTAAAGAGCAGACTACATATTTGGATACCATTTTTGTGATTATTTTTCTCACATATCACAGAGATAGGCTTTATGTTTTAGGAATTAGATGTATTTACATAGGATTTGTCCACCAATTTTGAGATCGTGCTGCATTTAGTTTGACACTACTTGTGCAGTATTAGTAATAATGTGTTACCAATTTTAATTTATGTAAATGGTTGACGAAGCCCCCACAATGTGCTTCATGTGTAAGTCCGCAGGATAGCGGCAAAATTACTGATTTGCTTGAAAAGATTTATTGTTCAGTGCGTGAGATTCAATCTCGCGTCGCTCGAGATAATCCTTCTCGCAAGCGCACTTTCGCTACTCTGGATTCACATTCAGAAGTGACAGTTGCGCGAGGAGACACGGGTTCCAAACAAATTTTGGAATTTATTGATTCTGATCCTGGTTATGGTATGAATATACAAAGTGCCAAGGATGAAACCTTTGATTCTATTCAGTCCGGCGATTCTTCGCTGGGAGAATTTCTTAGGCGTCCAGTTAAAATTTACGAGGATAGGTGGAAATCTTCTTTACCACTCGATATTGCTGCTGGTTTTAATCCTTGGAAGTCATTTTGTGAAAATCCTGCTGTGTTTGAGAAGTTGAAATATTTCAACAACTTGAGTGGTAATTTAGTTGTCAAAGCGATTATAAACGGAAATTCATTTTTGTATGGTCGTATAATGTTAGCATATGAACCACTATTTCAGGATTCGGATTTGGGTTATCCTCTGTCACAGGAACGTGACTATGTGCCACTTTCCCAGCGTCCCCACATTTTGCTAAATCCCACGTCTTGTGAGGGAGGTACTATGCATTTGCCATTCTTTTGGTATAAGAATTATTTAAGTATCCCTGAACGAGATTGGGACAACATGGGTGAGATATTAGTTATACCTCTTAACCCTTTGTTGCATGCATCAGGTGAGAATGCCAATGTCACCATGACTGTATATGCATATATGGAGGATGTTGTGCTTACAACTCCTACTGCTTTGCAATCCAGTTCATTGCTTGAATCTCACGCAAAGGGTCGAGCTACTTCCATGCGGACAAATGATGAGTATGGACAAGGAATAATTTCCAAGCCTGCAAGTGCGGTTGCTGCCGCTGCAGGATGGTTAAATACGCTACCCGTGGTAGTTCCTTATGCTCGCGCAACTGAAATGGTTGCGACGAAAATTGGCCAAGTTGCAACATTATTTGGCTATTCTCGACCGCCTAATATTGATGGTGTTGATCAGGTGAAAGTTATGTCATCGGCACCTTTTGCAGTTGTTGATCGTAGAGATGAGGTACTCAAGCTCACTCTCGATTCAAAGAACGAGTTGACTATTGACCCCCGAACAGTGGGTTTACAGTCTCAAGATCACATGGGTATCATTGATATTGCCCAAAAATCATCGCTTCTTGCAATTTCGCGATGGGGTACTTATGAGAATGGTGACACGCCAGGAGCTGTGTTGTTTAATGGTAATGTCACTCCTGCTTTGAGTAACAATAGTGGTACTCAGTACAATATGACACCAATGGCATTTATGTCACAGATGTTTGAGTACTGGCATGGTACAATCACTTTTCGATTTCAGGTTGTAGCGTCTAATTTCCATAAGGGACGTTTGTTGTTGCAATACGATCCAAATGGTTATTTGAATAGAGATGCGAATAAGCAGTATTCTGAAGTTATTGATATTGCTGAAACTCGCGACTTTGAAGTTGAAGTCGGTTGGGGTGTTTCTGAGCCTTTTTTGAAGATTCGGAAAATTGGAGATGTGCCAAAGGATTGGGCAACACGCGGATCACTTGCTCCATTAGATCCTGTCCATAGTAATGGACAGTTGACTCTGTCAGTCTTGAACGAATTGACTGTACCAGGAGATCCGGCTACTGCTCCCGATGTTTACATTAACATTTGGGTTAAAGCTTGTGATGATATGAAATTTTCTGTGCCTGATAGCACGAAAATTGAAAATTTGTCGTGCACACCTCTTTTAGTTTCTTCTTCTTTGTTGGAATCTCATTCCGATGCAGAAACGATGGTTGATAAGCAGGAGAACAAGCCATTGGAAACTATGTCGATGGGTATGAATACAGAGGCTGCGCCTAAGACAGATCATTATATGGAAGTGTTTATGGGAGAGCATGTTACATCTTTGCGAGATATATTTCGCAGATATTGTTTTCACACAGCATGGACACTTCCTACCAATCCGGCGGGAACGCGGATCGCTTCTGTACGGAACAAAGTCCGGCCTTTTTATCGCGCGAGCTATGCTAACGTTGGTGGTGGTGTGCTGGATTATACCGATTCATCTGCTAATTCGCGGTCTATCAATCCTGTTCCTACTTTTCCTCTCACGTACTGCATGCCTGCATTTGTTGGATGGCGCGGTGCGATACGTAGAAAAGTTATAAACAACAACGACACAGGGGGAAACATGAGATTCATGTGTGTCCAGCGTGAACCATACGCTGATTTTCCTCCAGGGGTAATCCTAGATACTCCCTTTAGTCCAGTTGACTTTGCTAACGCAGTTGATTTGGCTAGAAAATCATTTATGGGTACCGAATTGACGTCAACTCGTCTAACTGGTTTGATAGAATTTGAAAGTCCATTCTATCAAAATGCCCGGTTTCGTCCAACACAGACGTTACCAGTAGATTCCATCCAGTCCGAAGGATATCAAGTGATGAATCTCAATCAATCAAGTCAGGCTTCGACAGTCGAGACATTTATGCTCGATTACGTTGCCACCGGTGAAGATTTCACCTTGTTTTGGTTTCTGAACGTTCCTAGAATGTACAGATACGACTTTCCATTCGCCTCATAATTCCGTTTTAAACGGAATGTCTTTTTACGCCTGGTAGGCATTGATGATACCAGGAATAGGTCAGGACCCGACCGACCGGCAAGACGCTATAAAGAATGCCGACGTGTGTCCCTCCTCTCTAGTAGAGGCGGGGTGTCTTCCTATCAGTGGAGCATAGAGTTTTATGTAGTAGTGACACCCCGGGGGTGCACTCTACGCG